AGCCTCTCGTCTTCTATGACGGTAGCTGGCTCCAGACAATATTGGCATCTTTTCATAACATAGATCCTATCAATAGCCAGACCAGCATCCCCGTCAAGAATATCACCAGGAGAGCCAAATCAAATAAAAGGCGAATCATGTCTGATTCCCTAAAGTTTTGTCTTATGGTTTATACTAACTTCCTTGCACGGATCACATTGTCGGTTTCCAAACCCCCATGACGGAAAATCCAGGCCGCAGGTCAGGCACCTCCGCCTCTCCAAAGGATCTACCTCCAAAATTGTACGGATCACTTTGTCCTTGGACTTGGAACTGAACTTCCTCTCAAGATAGCCTTTATGGAACTCTGCCCCGGCTTCGTCATCCCATAACCCGACAGGCCGGGACTTGCTCATTAGTACATACTTCATTTTAACCCCTTTAAAAATAAATCCCGCAATTACGCAAAAACCCGCAAAAATACAGTTTCTGCGGGATCATCTATGCTACTTTTCTTCCATTAACGGGACTCCCATTTGTCTAAAGCGTATTTGTTAGCCAACGAAATTAATTCCTCTGCCTGTTCTTCAGTTGGGGCCATCACATAACAAACAAGCATTAACTCACTGAGCGCACCAGCGAGTGCGTGTTGTGCTTGCCCAGGAATTTTATTTATTGATTTTTCAATTAAATCCAGACAAGCAACACTTCCCTTCTCGCCCAGCTTAAAAGCCTTGTCTACTTTCTTCATATTAATTTTATTCTTGTCAACCATCAGCTTTCCTTTCGGTTTTTGTGTTTGATTTTACGACGGTATTTTTTCCTGTTCCTCACAATCTGCTTGCGGAACAGTCTCAGAATAGCCGCCACTGGATTTCGTTTTCTCACAATTTTGACAGTATAGATACTTGTGATATAATTACTATTGCAAAAAACGCAGGTCAGGTATGCAGAAATGAGAGGACGGGGACTCCCCTGGAGTGAAATAGAAGCTGAATGGCGGGAAAGACGCCAGAAAGGGAAGGTTAATCTTTCCCAGCTTTCAAGAGATTTCGACTGTACGCCAGCCCTGATACGGGCACGTATCAAACGGTATGCGTGGGAATCGCCCAATGAACGGGCCATCATGGAGAGAACCCGTGCCCTGCCTGGTCAGGCCGTTATCGGCTATAAGGGCAACCCCGAAACGGTTGGGAAGATACTCGATGGACTTGAAGCAGGGAATAACTACGCGACAAGCTGTGCCCTTGCCGGGGTAAATTACACCACGTTCAAGAAATGGCGGGAGGCAGACACCGAATTCGATGCCATGATAAATGAAAGTCTGGCACGTTCCGCGCAGAAGAATCTCAACCGCATAGATAATCTTGCCGACAGAGACTGGAAGGCGGCGGAAAAACTGCTCAGTGTCAACCCTCTCACCAAAGAGGACTTTTCACAGAACAAGCACGTCGGAGGGGGAACGATCAACGTTCAGATCAATATCCCACGTCCCGGAGACATGGAACAGAATTATGGAGACACTGCTATAGAAATAACAGAATCAGAAGAAGTTCAATAATCATTATGCCAGCGTCCCGAAGAGTCTTTTTAGCTCTTCCTTGACGATTTGTCTGACCCGGTCCTCGTCAATTTCGACGAGAGGTCTGATTGCCGACTTCAGAACCTCGGTCATTTTTTTGTATTCATCCAACTCCACCATGTTTTCCAGGTATTGCCGGTCAGTTTCGTCTGCACCCTGATTTTCTGAATCAGCCATCTTTAATGCTCCATATTGAGTACAGTTCACCTTTCTTTTTCGGGTAGTCCTCCATAACGTCAGCAATCGTTTCATAGTTTTTGGCTAGGGAGGTGTATTCCCCAAGACCATCGCATCGGTCACAGGTTGCCATCACTGAAGCCCAAGGTATGATTGAAATATCGACCTGACCATTGTCGCAGTCGCATTCCTGGGTTACTGTCCAGTTCCTAGACAATTTTATCCACCCCATGCTGCATCTCGAAGAAATCGTTAACCGATTCCAGAGGTTCATCTTCCAGTTTTTTCTTCATAATACTCTCGATGTACTGTCTGGTTATATCAGGTATTTTCTCATATGAAGAAAACCGCTGGAAACCGTACATTTTTCTGTTCAGATCGTGGGCTTGGTTGTGCATTTTTTCCCAAGTGAGATCCCACTGGTCCGGGGCGTATCTCTGAGTCATCTGACTACTCCTGTTCTATTGTGATTTTTTTGGTACTATAATAAGTGTATGTATCCTCACCCCCGTCTGAACACGTTACAATTATGTCAACCCAAAAGTTATTTTTACTATCAGGGCTGGCCCGTTCTTTAACTTTGAGCGACTTTATATTCCAGAACTGGTGATGGCTTCGTTTCATTTCTTTAACTTGAACAAAATGAATTTTTTACCGTCAAGACCCTCGATTGCGATTGATTTTGTGCCCGGACTGAGGTCGGTTGGCCCGACATACTCCCAGCTTGCACCATCCTGCATCTCCTTAGACGCAAGATCAAAGAATTCCTTGTTCTCGATTACAAATCCCAGTTTTATCAGAGTCATAAATATTAACAGCATTTCAACCTCCAAAATAAAAAACAGAGTACACAAGAATGCCTATAACTATAATGCCCAAGGCCAGTTTTGCAACTTCCATTAACATTTCAATCTCCTTTTATTTTTTGAAGTTTGCGGCGTTCAGGCCCCGACAATCTCAGACCCAGGGTATCAATATTTCTGCTCAGAAAACTTGGGGGCACCAGATCATCATGGCCGCTTAAAAAATTTCCAAAATGCGGGTCATCTACGTGTTTGAAAACGCGCTTTTTACGCTCTCTTTTTTCATTTTCCAGTTCGGTATAATTATCGGGGTAGGCCAGAATTTTACACTGTGGGTATATATTGCGGCCCCGCCGGGTGATCTTCTTTCCAATTTTGACGGGCTGGCATCCTGTTGAGGCGGATACCTCGATGGTGAATGTGTGTTGGCCTCTCTTTTTCCCGTAACTGTCCTTAACAATCTCACCGACCACAGTCCGATCCCCAACGAATCTTTTTCTGGGGTATGTGCCACTAAAAACGGATTCAGTCCATTCTACCACACAGCCTGTGGTTAAATTAGTCATCTACCTAACCACAGTTCTAATTCTATTTTTTCTGGGACTGTAGTTACTTCAGTAGCACCATAAATGACCCAATCACCGTCACCGTCTTCAACATAATGTCCTGCATCTGGTTCATCACCTAGACGGGCTTTTTCGTACGCATCTTCTTTATTCTCTGCTTCAACAAACGCATAGAGATCTGTGGATGACGTTGCTGTTACTCTAAACCATTTCTTGTCAGTCATCTATCTAACCCTCCAAAGTCCTCAATTCCCATTACCATTTCGCCACAACTGGCGCAAGGCTCGGATACGCTAATTTCATGGCAACCATTCCAGCCGCCATACGTTTTTGAATGATTGCGATGACAACTGTCGGAACAATACACAATATTGTCTATCACGTCGCCATTTTTATCCTCTACAAAATGCAAGTGCGCCATTTTTCTATACCTCCAGATTGAAATGTTTGATTACCTTCATTGCGTCGCAATCTTCCTCCCACCATGTTGATGATTTGAGGAAATTGGTCTTTTTCATGCTTGCGGGTAATTGTGAACGCCGATCCTGATCTAGCCAGATACCGCCATGTCTTGCTGTCGATACCCTCCAGATTCCAGCGGCTAATGGTGCCGCGTCTTGGATTCTACCCCAAGGCGAGTCCGTTAAAGGCCTATGCTGATCTAAAATGTATTTCATTTTTCTACACCTTTGGATAGTTGGCGTTCCGCTTGCTGCAAAGCTAAAATAAATCTTTTTAGCCTTTTGTGGTCGAATGACCATTTCATAAACCCGTCTTCCAAACACTGAAATTCTAATTCGTTGGTCTTGCATTCTAACTCGAGAATTAGATTCATTTCGTCATATACTTTAAGGAGATATGAATCTGTGTTCCACATTTCTTCCCAAGGGTATTTCATTTTTATAACCTCCAAATAAATAATTATGAACCCTAAACTAGTTTGACTTGTTTTAGTATTGCAATTTGATCAACCCAGGTATGCAGAAATAGCATAACTATTGGGTTCTTTCTTATGTAATACTACAGACTTCAATAATTTGGAGGTTTACTACTATGATTAAATTTGATTCAAATAAACTGGCTGCTGTAGCTGTTGCACAATCAACAGAAGAGACGCGGTATTACTTGCGCGGTGTATTTTTTACTGGCCATATCGCGGTTGCTACCAATGGTCATATAATGACCGTAGCCAACGACATGACACATTTTGAGAATGACGAGGGTATTTATCCGATATCCAAAAAAGCCCAAACAACCATGAAAAAGACGCAAGCTGAATCAGTTAAAATAGATGATGGTGTTTTGACTGTCGTTGACGACATGGAATCTGTTTTGCACATGGAACCCTGCGAGCCTATCGATGGCTCGTTCCCAGACTGGCGGCGGGTAATACCAAATTCGGAAACTGAATTAACGTCAAATCATGGGACTTTTAACCATGTCTATTTTGCAAAAATAGCAGAGACTGCAAAGATTCTTTCAAAGAGTGAAACGGGCGTTAAAATTTTGGGAGAAGATCCAACCAAGTCGCACCTCGTGAATTATATTAACAATGAGGTATTCTCTGTTATCATGCCAATGAGAGACACAATAGAAACTGGCGTTCCATCATGGGTGGAGGTATCGAAAAATGAAAGTTAAGAACATGACGTCGAATTCGGGTAATTCTATTGCCAATCAATTTGTAATTACCGATGATGATGGAAATGAATATTTCCAAAGTTATCAGAGTATAATTGCTAAGAAACCTAGATCACATTATAGTTGGATTAAGCTTAAGATATTGATTGACGAAAAATATTGGGACTATTCCGTGACAACTGGCAGGTATAGGAATCAATTCTTAGGCGAAACCAAAAAAGAAACGCAAGCTAAAATAGATTCCGGCGAATACATTCTGACGAATCTTAACTGATCACCTCCCTACCGCGTAACGCGGTAAACTTGGCGGGATAATCTCCCGCCTTTTTTTTGTCTTGTTTTCAAAATGATTCTGGTTTAGGATTATTGCAACATTAATTAAACAATGAGGTATAACCATGATTACTAAACAAGACTTACCGCAAAAGGTGCAAGATGCAATTGATGCAATTGCTAATGATCCCGACGTTAAGGAACTGGTTAAACGTGTCGAGTCTAACAGCGTACCAACGACTCGACACAATTACGGGCGTTATATGACGTTCATAACTACCATGTGTCAGGGTTCCGAAAATATGGGTTATATAATAGGACTCGCATTAATCCAAGCTGGCGCGAATCGACAAGGCGTAACGGACGCGCTCAAAATTCATTCATTCTAGCAGCGTAGTCCACAAAAGAGAACAGCGCCGATAATGGCGCTGTTTTTTGTTGCATGGTGTAAAAAACGCGGGAGAGGTCAAAACCTCCAGACTAGGTATAGTGACAATAGAACAATCCCAACAATTATAGTAATGTTGTTAGCTATCTGGTTTCGCCGGTAGGCGTCACGCTGTTCGTTCATATCATGGTATTTCATTGGCCTAGCCTTTTAACATAACAATCATAAGCACTGTGAAAATTATCGTAGTAGGCGCCGTCAACGAACAGTTTTTCGCTCTCGTTATATAAATGAGTGCAATACGTTTCACCAACGAGCGCCGTGATTGCAGTATCTTTGTATACTTGATCAAGTGTTGTGTACCATTGGCAATCGTTACGATTGTCTTTGAATGTCTTATGTAAAATATTGAATTGCATCTTGTTACCTCACTTAGTTGATTAATGGACTATCGGATATAAGAGTTAACACGGCGTTAAAACCAATACAAGGTGTTTAGTATAGTCTAGCAATAGAACACGTATGAGAGAGCCTTAAAACGCCATGTATTGGTGTTACGAATAGCACGCCATGCTAGTGGGGTTATCTTAGAGTCTGATATTGTAAATGCTCGCAAGTTATCCCGTGTTAACGTATCAACTACGCACGTAGTCAGCCCAGATGTTCCCGTTATGTTCCAACCTGGGTGTTCCTGTTTTGTTCTGTGGATAACATGTGGATAAAAGACGAGCTCGTTATGGTTTGGAGAACATAAAGAGAACAGAACGAGAACCTGGAGAACAAAAGGAGAACTAAACGTGAACAAAGTGTTCACCATACGTTCCCGGCCTTTGGGTTTACGGGTCTTTGCCCCATCGGCTTCGGCCTATATCTCAACCTACAGATTTTAATATTTTAATATTCTCATATACCCCCTCTGCGATTTTCAGAATTTTAACGAATTACTGTATCATTTTTGCATCACACCTGGTCACTTTGACCGTTTGGTGCTTTTGGTGTATATTTCATACATGAGCTTGAATTTCAGACATCCTTCCGATGTGGGGCTTGGTTATTTTGCACATATGAGGTTTACATGGGGGGAGAGTGTGAGGGCACTGGGTATGGGTGTTGTCATGTTTGTACATGGGGTTTTCCCTCCGGTTTTTGATAAGGTCTTTTCAGACTATGTAAAAAAGGCCCAGGAGAGGGTTGATGGCATCACATAAGTGTAAGAATTGTGGGCATGACTGTCATTGCGGTGTTCCTCTATTTAAGGATGTCAGGACATATAATGATGAGGTTAATGATGGACACGGTGAAAGGGAACAGATAGAGGTTTGCAAGCAGTGTAGGTGTGATGGCTGTCGTTCCTGATATTAAGTCTGCTCCTGAAGGATTGAAGGATCTGGTGGGGGATGTTTTATTCCCCGCGTTGTTTGAGTATTCCCAGGAGGGGGAAGGCTACAGCGTTGACAGGTCCGTGGCGTTCTGCTCGGTTGTCAATGCGTGGTCCGTTATGATGCTGGGGGATTACTTCCGCGAGTCCGGGGGCGTGGAGAGAGGACTGTTGGAGCTTAGAAACCTGACGGAACAGGTTATTAATGAAATCCGGGCACACCACAAGGCAAGGCTCCATTGAAGGAACTTTTTGATGAATACTGGAAGTACAGAGTTGACAGAGTTGTCGAAAAGTTTAAAGATACCTATCCTTACAACCCTGGCAAAATTAAGGACATCGAGGTACAGAGTTATGGAAGATGGTTCTCAATACAGATGCGTGAAAAGGACATACAAGCACATTGAAGACGACAGGGAATGGGAGGAAACCCTCTATGAACTGGCGGAATTGTGCGAAGACGGGTCCTACAACTCAATCGGTAACGCCCCTGACAGCGAAAACTCAAAAGAAGACCTCGCCGAATGGCTGAGAATAGCTGCTTCCGAAGTGAATGAGGGAAGTATTATCGAGGAAGACGAAATCATCACCATAGATCACAGAAAATGATCAGACGGTTTATTAAATGGCTCAAAGGGAAACCTGTGCCGAAGTATCTTGGTGGCAAGGAATGATCACCCTCTATTTTGTTTCCGCTCTTATTCTGACGCACACGGTTCCTCCGGTCGGATGGCTCGTCTACACCGAATCGTATTCCGATATCAAGGTCTGTGAGAGGCATGTCAGGAAGAACCGTGATTCCATCGTTCTCAGTGTGGGGAACTACATGGGAAAGAAGCTCATCGAAATAAAGGACATCCGGTGTCTGACAATGGAGGATGCTACCCGGAAAAACACGGCTCTGGGCCACTGATATGAATTGTCCCAGCAAGCCTAGAGGCTAATGTATGAATATTATTTCTCTGGGTGCGGGAGTGCAAAGTTCGGTCATGGCTCTGATGGCAGCGCATGGTGAGTTGCCTCGCCCAGATTGCGCCATATTTGCTGACACCCAATGGGAACCTCAATATGTCTACCATCACTTGGATTGGTTAGAGACACACTTGCCGTTCCCAGTTCATCGGGTATCCAAGGGAGATATTCGGAGTGCAGCAGTTTCTGGTGGTTTTTCAGAAATCCCGTTTTTTGGGTTAGAGGGCAACAAAAAAACAATGGGGCGTAGGCAATGCACATTTGATTTTAAAATCAACCCAATCCGACAAAAACTCAGAGAGTTACTTGGTTTAAAAAAAGGCGAAAGAGCGAAGGGGATAAAAGTTAATACATGGATAGGAATTTCAACTGATGAAGCTGGGCGTATGAAGCCGTCACGAGATCCTTGGAATAATAATGTGTGGCCGCTAATTGAAAAAAATATGTCCCGACAAGATTGTTTGAGGTGGTTTGAAAAGCATTACCCAAATCGTGTTTTAGCAAAATCAGCCTGTATTGGTTGCCCATTTCACAATGATAGGGATTGGCGTGAAATGAAAATCAATGATCCAAGGTCTTTTGTTGACGCCGTAAAATTTGACATCGAGATAAGAACATCAGGGTCAACAGGGGCGCAACAGTTCGTTCACGCAAGTCGCAAACCTTTAGGCGAGGTGGACTTCCGCAACCTGGAAGATAAGGGACAAATAAATATGTTCAACAATGAGTGCGAGGGAATGTGCGGAGTATGATTGATATTTCAGAACAGTCCCAGCAAGCATATCAGTGGGCGACACTGATATGAATTGTCCCAAATGTGAGGGAAGGGGTCAGATCCCCGTTTTTCTGATGGAACATGCCCATGTCGAGGGTGCGGATGGCAACCGCATGGTCCCTTGCGATTTTGAAGGGTGTCATTGCGGTCAGGTTCATTGCTGTGACGGGGACATGTCAAATGGATCTGACGATTGATTATACGCCGTCTGAACGGCAGAAGGTCATGCACGGCACCATTGCCACACAGATCTTCTACGGCGGTGCGGCAGGAGGAGGGAAAAGCAGGGCCATAAGAGCGGAGGCACTGGCTCTCTGTCTCGCCAACCCAGGTCTTGAAGCCTATCTCTTCCGCAGGACCAACAAGGAACTCGAAGACAACCACATAAGACCGTTTATGAAGGAAGTCCCCCAGACACTTCCCAACGACGAGAAACTCTATACTTACAGTGCGGAAAAGAAACGTGTGCAATTCCAGAACGGAAGTGCGGTCAACTTCTGCTATTGCGAGAACGAGAACGATGTAACCCGCTACCAGGGAGCGGAGATGCACGTTCTTCTGGTTGATGAAGCCTCCCACCTTACCGAATACCAGTTAACCTACCTGAGAACCCGTGTCAGGCTTGGATCATGGACTCCAAGTGACGATTACAAAGAGTATCTCCCCAAGATTATCTTCGCATCCAACCCCGGAAACGTGGGGCACAGCTTTCTGAAACTTAATTTCGTCAATGCGGCCCCGCGTGAAACATTGTTTTACGACAAATCCACCTCCGTTGACGAATATCCCGGCCATCTTTCCATCTACATTCCGGCGACAATGGAGGACAACCCCTATCTTGAGACATCCTACGCCGGACAGTTCTCCGCTTTGGAACCGGAACTCGCAAGAGCTTTAAGGGAAGGGGACTGGGATGCCGTCGTCGGGAAGGCCGTCCACAATCTCGACAGAACAAAACACCTTCTAAGGACGTTTGACCCGCCCCGGCACTGGACGAAGTTCATGTGCATAGACTGGGGGACAGCGATGCCCTTCAGTGTGGGATGGTACTGTGTTTCCGAAGGGGGTGAACTGGCGGCAAAGAACGGAATGCCGGAAATATGGCTTCCTGAAGGAGCTATTATCCGCTACAGGGAGTGGTACGGGTGGAACGGACGCCCCAACAAGGGGTGCCGTCTTGATTCCCAGTCCGTGGCAAGAAAAATACTCGACATGGAGAAGGAAAATGACGAAATCATGGACTATCGCGTGGGGGACTCCCAGATGTGGGCGCAGTTCGACGGCCCCTCCCCGCAGGAGAACATGAGAAGGGCTACGGACGGCTATTTTATCCTCAGAAGAAGCAAGAAAGACCGCCAGAGAAACTATTCGGAAATTGTCTCAAGGCTGGCGGGAAACCCCGACTACAGGGCTGACGGGGAGGAGGATATCCCGATGTTTTTCGTCACCGAAAACTGCACCCATTTCTGGAGAACCGTCCCCACCCTTGTCCTGGACGAGAATGATCCGGAAAAGGGACCCAATTCAAACCAGGAAGACCACATCTACGATGAAATTGCCTACGCTCTCAGATCGCGTCCTTATATAAATACGGAAGATACGAGATGGCAGCAGGAATGGGGCGAGGAAATGCGTAAAGCAATAAAAAAATCCGTAGACCCCTATGCTACGCAATAATGTTTCAAAAAACGATTATTTTTTGTAACGTTCTTTTGACAGCATAAAATGTTCCTGTTATGTTCCTCGTGTGATTAAGTGTTACACGACGGAACACTGGATCTCCCGCACGATAATGCCAGCTTTCGCAGAGGGCTGCGGAGGCCAGGTGGTTCCCCCGGTCACTCTTCTGGAGGGTCCGGCGGCTATGTACGGCGTTCTCAGGGGATGCGGGGAAGTTATCAGGAACTGTGTCGATGTGGGAAGAGACTACTGGTATATAGACCACGGATACACCAACCCCAGTCAGCACACCAAGGGAGAATTTGCCGGAAACTACCGTGTTGTTTTTAACGGCAGACAGGCAAAACCCGGAGAATCGGACGGGAGAAGGTTCAAGGCGGAAATAAGACCGTGGAAACGGCGGGGAAAGCACATACTTGTTATCCCCCTGACAAAGGCTGTCTCTGATTTTTACAACATGCCGCAGCGCGACTGGCTTGAAACCGTCATTCGTGAGGTTGCCACCTATACGGATCGTCCCATAAGAATAAAGGAAAAGGGAGAGGGAAACATCCATCAGTCGTTAAAGGACTGCTGGTGTCTTGTCACGCACAGTTCCAACACGGCAGTCGATGCCCTGCTCGAAGGCGTCCCCGTGATTACCCTGGGAGAATCGGCAGTCTCAGATTTATCGTGGAAATTCGGGCATATAGAAAATCCGTACTGGCCGGACAGGGAACCCGTACTGTGGGGACTCGCCGATAACCAGTTTACGCTTGCAGAGATGAGGTCCGGCCTATGCGCGGAAATGATGAAAATTGCCGGATAAAAACAAATTATGGTATCTCAAGTGGGCATCGTCGATTATATTGCTGGTCGCCATGACGTTTACGGCACAGAACATATTTCCTTTTAATCTGTATCTCCATGTCCTTGGCACAATAGGGTGGCTGGTCGTGTCGATGGTGTGGAATGACCGTGCCCTTATCGTGGTCAACAGTGTTGCTCTTTCCATTTTTGCCAACGGAATATTATCAAGCTGGGGTGAAGCATGATCAGATGTTATGTCGGATATGACCCAAGGGACGACAATGCCTACAAGGTCTGCACCAGAAGTCTCAGGAAGAACGCTTCCGTTCCGGTCGAGATCATCCCTCTCTACGACTGGGAACTGAGAAAGAAGGGGATCTATTACCGGGGATACCGTATGGACGGCAGTGGACAGATGTACGACGACAAGGATAACAGGCCGTTCTCGACGCAGTTTTCCTTTACCCGGTTTACCGTTCCCCTGCTGGAGGATTACGGGTCCGAATGGGTGATGTTCATGGATGCCGACATGATGTGGAGATCCGATATCGCGGAACTGTGGGACCTTATAGACAGGGACAAGGGTCTGATGTGCGTCCACCACAACCAGGAAGTCAAGGAAGGGACGAAGATGGACGGGGTTATCCAGGGGCCGAATACACACGGCAGGAAGAACTGGTCGTCACTGATGCTCATAAATCCGGAAAAATCAAGGGATCTTACCATCTATTGTGCCAACAACATGTCGGGAGAATGGCTGCATTCCCTTGTCTGGATGAGAGAGGAAGACATCGGGGAACTTCCCGAAGAATGGAATTATCTTGTCGGGTATTCAAACCCCGACATAAACCCGAAAATAGTCCACCACACACTGGGGACGCCGGACATGAGAATGAAGTGTTCTACGGAATACCAGGAAGAATGGTGGTCCTATCTCGATAACAAGGGAGACATCAGGTGAAAGACAACATTATTGAACTGAACAGACTTCCGACCACCCCACAGGGAATTCTCTGCCGATTACAGAGACACGAAGACGAGATCGAGGATCTGGTTTGTGTTATCGCATGGAAGTCGGGGGTAACGGATATCGCCCACAGTGAAGTAAAACTGGGGGAACTCCTCATAGCATCGAGAATACTGGAGAACTACGTCGATTCGGAAGTCATGCGGGGAACGGGGAATGACTGATTACAAAACGGGTCTGAAGCCTGAAATGAAAGACAAGATAAACAATCTTTGCAATAATTTCCGGTATGTTTCCGAGGAGCTTGGAACATTAAGCGAGATCCAGAGGGACCTGACAAGAAAACTGGACAAACTGAAAGAGGATGTTGATGACTTTTAATCCGGCAATGTCGAAAACCGTTGTCCATGTCAGGAAACACCTTCCTGAGAAGGCAAGTGTTATCGAAATGGGATCTCAAAGCCTGACGGTAAAGTTCAAGGACAGGGAAAGCATAGAAACCGTCGAGGATTTCTACAGGGAACTGGGGTTCGACAAGTACGACTCTATGGACGCCAACAACAACGGGACCGTTCTCGTAAACCTTAACTACAGCCTCGATCCCGGTTGCCCCCAGTACGATCTGGTGACGAACAACGGAACCGGAGAACACATCTTCAACCAGTACGCCGTGTTCCACAACATGCACTATCTCTGCAAGGCAGGGGGTTTTATGATCCACGTTCTGCCGTGGATTAACTGGCAGAACCACGGGTTTTATAATTTCCACCCGGTTTTATTCGATGATCTGGCAAGGGCCAACAGATACCACAGGGTTATGACGGTTGCCTGTGACAGAAACGGCGAGAATATGTTCGAGCCGGGGGTGGATGAAATAAAGAACCCGGAAGGGACGGATGTTAACTATTTCGTTATATCTGTTCTACAGAAGAAATACGACAGCACGTTCTGTATGCCCCTTCAGTCGAAGTACGATCCTCCCGTAGACCCGTTGTCTCTCAAGGACGGGTTTATCTGGCCGGACAGCATAGAGACAGATCCCTTCCCCCATTTCGTGGCAAAGCTGGAGGACGATCTCTATCAGCAGCTTGATGATGAATGGCCCGGTAATTATGAATATTTTTCCGCCATGAAACAGAAGGAGGACCAGAACATCCTCAAACAGTATCCGGCGAGGAAGGCCCTGTTTGAACACGTTCTGACCCCCTTATGGAAAGCATTCATGGAATACACGACTTCAGGGCATTTTTTCCAGGAAGTCGTCAAGACGTTTTCCCCCCACATTCAGGGGATGTATCCCATCACGCAGCTTCCCCTCGAAACGGGAATAAGGGGCCTCGATGACAAACCTTTTATACTCGATTCTCAACTCGCTATTAATACTCCTGTTTCTCGCAGGTCTAGTGTCAGGGGTCCTCATATTGACGATCCTCGTGAGCTTTTCGCTGGTCTTCTCTACATGCCGCCGGAGGGTTACAACTCAGGCGGGGATCTCGAACTCTATAAATGGAAAGGAAAGAGGAAGTTTGCCGGGAGAAAAAACATGGAGAAGAAGAACGAATGCCCCAGGAACGCCGTCGAAAAGGTCAAAACAATAGAATACAAACCGAATACCATGTTTTTCTTTGTTAATTCACTGAATTCCATACACGGCGTTTCCCGCAGGGACGCTACGAACCAGTGCCGGAGATATGTGAATATTCTGGCGGAAACCGAAAAACCCCTGTTCGAGGCCGAATAATGTACGAAACTGTCACCACATTTTCCCTTGCCGGGTGGGACCAGTACGGCAAGAGGTTTCTCGATTCCTACTGCAAATACTGGGAGTACCCCATCCATGTATACTGGGAGGGGGAAGATCACCCGCAGGGTTATACGAAGCAGGTCATCTGGCACAACCTGTCGCAGGACAAACAGAGGGATGCGTTTCTCGAAAAGTACGCCGATAAACACAGTAAGGACTATCGCTTTAATGCGACAAAGTTCTGTCATAAGGTTTTTGCCTTTACGGACCCGAAGCGGAAAAGCCGGAAGACAACCCAATACTGGTTGTGGCTTGATGCAGATATTGAAACAACAGAAAAAGTCACAGATGAATTTATGGAAAGTCTTACCCCTCCCGGTTTCGCGGGGTCTTATCTTGGCAGGAAAGACTGGCACCATTCGGAACTGGGATTCCTTCCCGTCCACAAGTCGGCATGGTCGTATCTCAGGGAAATAAGGAAGATATATACTTCCGGCAAACTCTTCGGGTACGAAGAATGGCATGACTCCTACATATTCGACCAGATAAAGGACAAGCACGGATGGTGGTACAATGTTTCCCAGGATGTTCCGGGGATGCACGTCTGGGACGACTGTCCTCTTGGGGGTGTTATGATCCACAAGAAAGGGCCGTTAAGAAAAGAAGGACTGATGTCGAATGAACCCGGCTATGCTTCCCAGAAAGAAGCTGTCGGAAACATCGAGGGCGATAATCTCATCGTCAAGACCAAAAACTGTGTCCCCGACGAAAGAATACAGGCCAACATTCACTACTCGTCCACTTTCACCAACAGGGAAGTGCAGTTATGCGAAGTCATCCCGGAAGCCGTCTGTGTCCTTGTTTCCGCAGGTCCCAGCCTGGAGTCCCAGCTTGAACACATCCGCGAACTGTCGGAAAAGCCGAACCATCACGTTGTTGCGGTAAAACATGCCCTCAACACCCTGATCGAGGCGGGTATCCGGGTGTGGGGGTGTATTCTTCTCGATCCAAGACCCCATGTTGCCGACTTTATCCCGGAAGGACCCGAAGAGACAATTTACCTTGTTGCCAGTATGTGCCACCCGGTGGTATTTGACAGGCTAAAGGAGAAATGCTACTATATTTACCACGCTCATGTAGGTGCAGGAGAATCAGAAATCCTTGCTGACCGTTTGGGCACAGAAACATTTATGATCTCCGGAGGCTGCTCCACCGCAATGCGCGGTATCGGAGTTATGAGATGCCTCGGTTTCCGACAATTCAGACTTTTTGCCTACGACTGTTGTTATTTCGAGCCGCCGGAAAATCCGGAAGAACTCGACAAGTACGGTAATGACAAATTCTTTGAAATAGACATTGAGGGCAGAAAATTCTGGTCGGACGCTGAGAAGGTGGCTCAAGCACAGGACTTCCAGAATATCATGTCGTCTATGGATGACATGAATATAGAAGTCTACGGGCCGGGGGTTATACCTCATATCTGGAACCAGAAAAGAAAAATATTACCCCGCTTCACGGACATTATTATAAGTGGCTGACACATATATCCATCCGGAATTAAGAAATCTGGCGGCTGATCTCGAAGAGGGTGAACTGAGCGAGATCGGCTCCTCTGTTTTAAGCGATTACGAAAGTGATCTTGAATCCCGTACCGAATGGGACCAGATGCACTCGCAATGGCTCCGCATGTACTTCCAAAAAGACCTTCCCACAAACCCCCCGTGGGACGGATCTTCACAGGAATCCCTTCCGCTTTTGTCGGAATCCTGCACACAGTTCTCTTCCAGGGCTATCCAGGCCATGTTTTCTTCCCGCAAGGTCATAAAGGCCATGCCTCTGGGAAGGGTTGATTCAGGAGCCAGATCCCGCGCCAAACGCATCGAGGAACACATGGCGTTCCAGCTTATGGACAAGATGCGCGGCTATAAAAGAGGCAAGAGAAGAATGCTTCTTTCCGTGGCTCTTCACGGTTCCCATTTTACCAAGGCTTACTTCGATCCTCTGAACGACATGAATGTCGTGGAAAACATACGGGCTACGGATGTTGCCATTCCTTACGGAACAGGGCCAAGGGATATAGAGGATGTCCCCAGGATTACGCATCGAATCCCCATGCCCATGCACAAGGCGAAGAAACTTTACGAAGCGGATTATTTTTCCGAAGAACCCGTTCCCTACGAGAAGGATGAGATAGCCAGGGAACAGGATCAGGCTCACGACGATGCACAGGGTTTACAGCCGTCCTCAAGGCACGACAAGCGGGAAGCCCTTATTCTTGAGCAGCACACATGGTTTGACCTTGATGACGACGGTGTTGATGAACCGTATATTTTTACCGTTGATGCACAAAACGGTAATGTTCTAAGAGTTTCCATTCGTTGGGAAACCGACGAAGCGGGGGACCCGATAGACGACCAAAATCCCGTAAACTGTTTCACGCATTATGTTTACATGGAAAATCCAGACGGGTTTTACGGCCTTGGTCACGGGCACCTGATTTCCCAGCTTAACGCCAGTGTGAACAAGTTACTCAGACAGATGGTGGATGCGGGGACACTCTCGACGGTGGGAAACAACTCAGGTTTTATATCTGAGCAGATAGCCGGACCAGCCGGGGGAGATATAGAGTTTTCCCTTGGGAAGTTTAAAAAGGTTCCTGCTTCCGCAGAGGAAATGGGGAGGGGAATACACCAGTTCAAGTTCCCCGGACCTTCTGCTGTCCATCCACAGGCAATACAGCTTCTTCTCGCAAGATCAGACAGACTGGCTTCCGCAACAGAAGCGATTACCGGGCAGACGGAAAAGGTCATGCAGCCGACAACGGTAATGGCTCTTATCGAACAGGGATTGCAGGTATTTTCCTCTGTTTACGACACTCTGAGTGATGCGTGGACCGAA